AAGCCACAATGAACCGTGATGTGGTGATCTACGCCACGCCGACTATCACGAAGGACATTTCCTACAACACCCGTGATCTGGTCATCGACCTCGGCAACAGTGTTCCTCACCCTGACCGCTTCAACTGTCCCTATGTGAACAGGATTGGTCAGCTCACCGTGAGCGTGTTGCTCAACCGCTTTGCGAGAAAGGAGCATAGAGCATGAGTGACATTCTGACAACTATCGCCGCCGTTGAATGGATTGTTGTAGGCTGTCTATTCCTCTGGCGACTGCGCCACTGGAACCGCCGCTTTTCGGAACTCTATGACGAGCTGCGAAAGGAGATCGACCGTGAATAAGGAAGACGCTCACATTGTTGTAGCGATGGCAAACCACAACATGAATGTCACCGATGTTGCTCGTGCTATTTTCACACACAGAAACACGGTTCTCTATCACTTGAACAAGGTGAAGCAGCAGACCGGGTTAGACCCTCGGCGGTTCTATGATTTGGTCGAGCTGGTGAAGATGGCTCAGGAGGTGTTGGAAAGTGAGTCTTGATATTACGATCATGGAACGCAAAGATGTCCGCTGCCCTCATTGTGGTGAGGTCGTCAATACGGTAGATGTTTCCAGCACCGACAGCGGTGGTCGGCTCTGGTACGACTTTCTGGAAAAGCTCGGCTACTATGTTCCTTACGAGAAGCGAACCAAGGAGAACGACTGGTACGGCAAGGACATGGTTCTTGACAACGAGCAGGCAAAGCAACTTGCAGACTACGCCGTGAAGAAAGAGGTCTACAACTGGGACGGCGTGGAGTGGATTGTGACGGAAGCACTCGCCCACGGAAACAAGGTGGTTATCAACGCTGACTGGTAGTTAGGTGATAAAGGTGATAAAGGTGAGTGTTTTTGCAAAGACTTTTTTCAAATTGGCGTGTTTTGAAAAATTGTTTTTCGTATTTTAGGTGAGTTAGGTGAGTAATCGGGCATAAATGCCTATAACTCTCTCTTATACGCGCGTATATAGAAATAGTTATAGGGAAATGCACCCGATTACTCACCTTTATCACCTTGGCGACTTTGAAAGGAGAAAACGACTATGGCAGATGAAATTGTAGAAAAGCGTGGTCGAGGCAGACCGAAGGGTACTGGTGGCAATAGCCGTCCCGACAAGACTGTGCAACTCGACCCCGGAGATAACCGGAAATATATCATGCACGATTTGAGAATGTGGGATTGGCCTGCGGTGGATATGACCCGACCGAAAGATGTGTCCGAGCGTATTGGACAGTATTTTCAGATTTGTGCAGAGGACGATATGAAACCCTCTGTTGCTGGCATGGCATTAGCGTTTGGAATTGATAGAAGAACTATGTGGAAGTGGGTTAATGGTATTGATAGTGCCTACATTCCCACCGAAAGCAGGGACACTTTAAAAAAGGCGTATCAATTTTTGAACGCTCAGATGGAAAACTATATGCAGAACGGAAAGATCAATCCGGTCGCTGGTATCTTCCTGATGAAGAACAACATGGGCTATGCGGACAAGCAGGAGGTCGTGTTGACACCCAACCAGCAGCTCGGAGATCAGGTTCCCGCCGAGGACTTGGAGAAGAAGTATCTTGAAGATGTGGTTGGTGCGTCCAGCGACTATGACCCGGAGGACTGAGCGACTTTCACGACTTTTGCGACTATGGCTTACGACTATGCCGAGCGACTTTACGACTTTCGCCCGAACGACTTTGCGACTTTCCGGCGAAGGTCTGCGACTTTGACAGAGCTGCCGATCTCCCCACGGGGTCGGCGGCTTTTCCTTTCCCCGGCTGATCGGCGGCGGGTTCTACCGGGGCGGCGTGGGCGCTGCCGGGGTTCCGGCCTGATTTGGGCGGCGTTTTTCGCCCTTTATAATGTATAGTGCAAAAAAGTGTAGTTTTTCAGACGGTTTCAAGCGTCAATAAAAAACTTGATAAAATATCAATAAAACGCTTGACAATCAATAAAACGCTTGATATAATCCAATCATCAATAAAACACTTGATAATCAAATTTGAGCTTGAAAGGGGTTTACATTATGAAAAAGATTTTTGATTTACCCGTTTGCGGGTATGACCGGGCAAAAAGTTTTTACGGAAAGGCAAAAATCATTGAAACGGAAAACGGCGAAAAAGTTTTACAGTCCTACAATACTTTTGTTTGCCGTATCACGGCGGCGGGGCGGTTCATTCGTATGTGGGGCGGTTATTCTGCTACTACAATGCGTCATGTAAATAGTTTTCTTTCATTCTATGATATGAATGGCGGCGGGAAATCGTGGTGGGATACGCAACCGGTAGAAACGGAAAAGCCGAAAGCGGCGGATATGACCCCCGCCGAAAGTTTGAAAGCCATGTATAATTGCCGTGCAGCTAACAACATGAATTATTGAAAGGGGTGTATTAAATGAAATTCAAGACAACACAAAAGGAAATCCGGGCGAATTACAATAAAATTATTTGCGTTCCCTTTTGCGGTTTACAAAACCTTTTGAATTATGAAATCCCCGTTGCGTACACGGTACGCCGTGAGGGGTGGGCAGCTGATATTTACGATATGGGCGGCGGGGTTGCTATTGTAACAGGTTATGCCCCATTCGGAAATATTCGCCCGTCCTATGAATTGCGGGAACGGTACGAAACGCAAGCCGAAAAAATCCGCTATGATTATAGCCTTTCCTATGAACAACAGCGGGAAAGCCTGAAAAGCCTTGCAAGGGATTTTATAAAGGGGGTTTGCAATTATGAATAAACGGGAATATTGCGAAAGCCGGGAAAGCATTGCTTATTATAGCGGCTTGAATGGCCTTGAAATCAAAGGTATTGAATACGGCATTAGCGATCATGTTTATTGCGTGTCGGGTTGTTGGTATGGCGGGAAAGCGGCGCAGCGTTTCCACCGTTGTAAAATCTACTACCCCGCAAACGGGAAAGATAGCGCATTTTTTAGGGTTGACGGGTATAAAATCCCGCTTGATGAATGTATTAGAATGGGGGTTTAATTATGAATTACATTTTTAAAACAACGGCAACAATGAAAGAATACAACAATAAAAAGTGGTACATTGACGGCGGTATTGTTTCAGATATGCGCATAGATGCGGATAGCGTGGAAAATGCGCTTGAAATTTACCGGGAACGGGTGGAAGAAAAGTATTGTATCAACATTTCTAAAAATGCTATAAAAAACAAGTCGGAAATGTTCGTTGATCTATCAAATGGGGGCGCAAAACAAGTCGGTTATGTTATCACGGGCAAAACAGAGTTTGACAAGGGCGATTATACCGGATACAGCACACAATATATTGATCTATGGATAACAATTCTAACCGTTGTCGATACGGTATTTTAACGGGGGTGTAAAACATGGTATACGCAAGGAAAAAGCACAGCGGCGCAAGCTGCTATCTTGTATCCCCTGACACGGTGCAAGCGTTTATACGTTATGAAACATGGGCGCAAGGGGTTGCAAATTGTTTTTGTAATATCACGATAAAACCCTATAAAGGCCGGAAATATAATCCCGCTTTTGTTTGGGTGTGCGTTGGTTGAAAGGCGGTAAAAGCGTGTATCTAATTCTTTTGTTGCTTTTGCTGCCGGTTCAAATCTTGATTGAAATATTGAAATTAAATAAGTGAACGCCGCCCCGGTGCTATTCCGGGGCGGTTGTTTTTGCGCTTTTTCGGCCTGATTTAAGCGGCGTGAATGGGTGACGGGGGCGGGGGATATGCCAGCGGCAGCGGGGGCGGGGT